GGACTCGTCGTCCCGATGCCGACGTTGCCGCCAGAAGTAGCCAAAGCAGTATAGCCAGTTGTGGTGAGAGAAGTGGAAGAAGCATAAGGTAGAATTGAAGCCGTATTAGTATTAGATATAAAATGAGTGGCAGTTATTGAACCAGTTGAAACAAAGTTGCCAGAAGATACTAAATTTAAAAGAGACACACCACTGACTTCAAGATTGCCATTTATTTTAAGATTGCCAGCTATGGTGGAGGTTGCGGTAGTAGATGTTGCATTGAAGAAACTAAATGTGGGGGTAGAGGTAGCGACTAATAGACCAGAGGAATCAGTGCCAATAAGTGAATTGACGGGAGCAGACACAGACCACATAGGAAAACCTAAAGTAGAAGTTGCCACCCAAGATGAATTAGTCCCATCAGTTTGCAAGATTTTACCATTAGAGGGTGATGGTGCTAATTGAAATGACTTAAACTCCCAAGCGGCATAAGCTGGAATGGCTATTAAAAGTGCTAAAAGTATAAAAAGTTTTTTCATAGTTTTATGTCCTATAATCGGCACGCAAATCTGATGCTTCCCACGAATCTACAGTCGTAATGGAAGCCCCAGTTCTTGTATAACCTATTGTTAATGGTAATCTTTGACCTCTTGCATATAATTTAAGAGAAGTTGCCGGTGAAGGAACATTTTTAAGTGTCCAAGATGTCCCCGAACCAGATACCACCTCATCATCAACTATGTGGAAATTCATAGCTGAATAACTAAATCCACCACCAAACATTACTTTCTTTTCTTTAATATTTTTAATTTCTTCCAAGGTGTCTTTTAGGTCAGTGATGTCTTCTATGTTTAATCCAACTTCAAGTAATTTTTCCTTTACTTGTTCGGCGGTGTCGGGCGAGCCATCTTTGCCATTCTCACCATTTTTACCATCAATACCATTTAAACCATCTAATCCATTTCTGCCATCAATACCATCTTTCCCATTTTTTCCATCTTTGCCATTTAAACCCATTTCACCCTGGTCACCCTTATCGCCAACATCTCCTTTTTCTCCTTTGATGGTTATAACTTCTGCACCAGCAATTTCTACTTTATGAGTATCGGGTATTTCCATTTTCGGCATCTCCTTATTCGCAATTTTTTCAAGATTTTCTGCAATTTCTTCCAATTTAAAATACAATGCCAAAGTCTCCTCTTTTAAGAGTTCTGGTGCAATTTCTTTTATTTTGTCCTTTAAATTTTCTTCCATTTTATCCTTATTTTAAGCCATATTTTAATAGTTATCCACTTTTTTGCTTTACTTATTACTTTATTTATTATAATTTAATGATGTTATCAATAATTATAACATATATGAAAAAGTTAATTTTTGCTCTCATTTTGGTCGCCCCATTGGCGGTATTTGGAGCTACACAGGTCATCAAAGAATATAAAATCTATGACAACTTCGCATCAATACAAGTCAGTTCATCTAATAATGTAAATCTTATAAAGGTTGACGACCCAAATGACCCTTCTATTAAATGCTATGTCGCCGTATCAAATGTTTACACCGACAAAGCATTTATGAGCGGTATTAGCTGTGTGAAAGTCAAATAACTTTTTCAAAGAACTTAGATGTTTTAATGTCCCTCTAAACGACAATGCCCATACTAATTTTTATAGTTTTTATAGGGTGTGTGGCGTGGCTGGCTTGGCACGAATAATCATTTATTCTTTGGGATAATCCTAATAATTTTTCCAGTTTTTGCATCTCTAATATAAACATCTCCTGTTTTTGGGTTTATTGTTGTTCTTGTAGCATTGGTAGCACTGGGTTCTATTGATGATTTTGGTAATGATTCTATCGGCACATTAATAGAAGCTCCGGGTGCTTTACCTGCAGGTAACCCTGGTAATGTTCCTTTTGGAAATGCTTGTCTAAGACTACTTTCAATAGTCGGAGAAACATTAGCCTTAATCGTTCCTTTAATTTCCTTACTATTTAATATTTCTGCAATTTTTGCTTGAACTGATTTTGCAGACAAAAATCTTTTAGTTAAAAATCCCGCGATTGAACTAACATCACCGCCAGAAATCACAATCCAATCAGTTAAACTTACGGAATTTAAAGCACTTTGTCCTATTATTTTATTTCCTAACTTATCAACCAAGAATTTTGATATCTGAGTTTGTTTATTTAATTCACCAACATTTTTGAAACCAAGTTCTTCTGCTTGTTTAACTTGCCATTTTCTTATTGCATTATCAATATTAGTGGCTTGTTCTACTTTATCAGCATTTAAAAGTTTATTATATCCAAGTTTTACATTCCTTTCATATAGTCTTTTGACTATGTTAATTTCTTCCATTGTTAATCCACCAGATTTATATTTACTAAGCAATTCTTGAACCTGTGAAAGATAGGGGGATTTAACACTTTTGGTTGAAACACTTTTTGCTTTTTCCAACAACCCATTCAAGGCATCTAAAATTGCTCCGTTTTGATAGACACCTGGGAGTTTGGCAAATTCTGTGTCAACGGTATTTTTAGATTCTATAAATTTAGCAGATTCGGTCTTAATAATCTTATCTGGTGCGCCAAAGTTGCCTGTTTCTTTTAGATATTCTCCTGGTGTTTTTCCTGCTATTTTACTAAATGCTGTTTCTTCTGTTGGATTTAATCTTGCGACACGATTCATTATTCCTGCCGATGTTTCGTTTGCTAATGTTTCTAAATCCCCTCCACCCCCACCATCGGGACCGGGCGGTTCATATCCAATATCCTTAATTTTACCTTTTACAAAATTAACACCACCCTTTAATGTTGCAATGGTTCCTTCAATTCCTGCAACATTCAGCCCAGTTTCAAGAGTATCAGCTACCGCTCCGACAAGTTCAGGATTTTTACTTAAAACATCTATAAGTCTTTGTGCCGGTGCGGTTCCAACAATTGCCTCACTAATTGGAGTAACGGTTTTGTCAAAAATAGGTTTAAGTGCAACTGAAACAGGGGTTAAAACAGCACCCGATACATTTTTTGCAATATTTGCACCTGCCGCCAATGGGTTCATTCTGCCCTCTGCCGAAGCAGTTAAAGATTCACTGGCTTCCTTAACATTTTCTTTAATTCCTTCTGCAACTTTAGAAAAATAATTACTCTCTATTTTTGGTTGAGCATCAAAAGATGCTATACCAGTTTCTCCAAATTGTTTTCTAAATTGTTCTGATGTTAATGTCTTCATTTCAGTTTGTTAATTGGGTATAAGTGCCATCGCTGTTTTGAGTGTAATACTTTCCATCAGTCATTAAAATAGCACCCACATCTTCTGGTATCCCACCTTTAAGAATATAATCAAGTTTTGCAAAATTATTTATTTTATCCAATTCTCTCTTGAAATCTTTTTCGCTTGCATTATAACCAGTTACATTTCCATTTTTATCTTTCATCGCCCAACTTCCTATTTTTGAAGCCGAAGACGCCAAGACCTGCAATTCTTGGTCAGAAAGAGCCCCAAATGTAGCCCCACGAGCTTTAGCCCCTATAAGAGCTTCAAGATTTAGGTTAGACCTTATTTGTTCAACAGAAGCAATAAAGTTTTGTCTACCGCCAGTCAAAACGTCATAACCTCTTCCAACTAATCTGCCCAAAAGAGTAGGACCGACTGCTGATCTTATATTTTTATCAGTCAAAAGAGTTGAAATTGTGTCAACATTTCCTTGAGATTGAGCTAATGGTAACGTGGTTTCTCCCCCAACTCCAATTCCTGTAGTTAGTGGTTTCTCCCACATTCCCGACCTCGGGTTCCACTGCATATCTACTCCGTTTATGGATTTGATGGTTGGGACGGTTGAAGTCTTTCCACCACTTATCTGACCCGCATAATTTGCCAGTTTATCTCCAAACTGCGGATCGCTAGGATTTTGCATCAATGTCGTGATTCTGGCGGCAAGTGAAGATTGCCCGTTTTTCATTGCTTCACCCGCTAAATCTCTGGCATAAGAAAGATTGTCTCTTGTTAGAGTAAATTGATTTTGTTTTTCTTGAGCCATTTCTTCAAGTTGTTGTTTCTCTTGTGCTGTCGCATAATTCCAAACTGATTCAAACATCTTCATTTGGTAGTTATACTGGGCTTGAGCGTCATTTATAAGCAGTTTTGAGTAAGTATCAAGAGATTCCTGAGCTGATTGTAAATCCCCTTGAGCGGCTTGTAGTTGAGCGGCTAAAGGCAAAGTTCTGATAGCCGCTTCACGCTCTATCACTGCTTGTTGACCGCCATAAACGGCCTCAGTAACACCCTCTTGGCTTCCTACTCCTCTTAATTGGAGTAAGTCAGCGTTCTTTTTAGCAGTAACATCATTTAATTGAGCTGTGAGTGAACTAACTAAATTCTTTTTATCCTTAATACCTGCCTGTTTTTCTAGTTCCAAATACTGTTCAGTCGTGTTCACTGGTTCTGGCATTAAACCCTTAATTTTAGCAAGCATCTTATCCATTCCACTGAGTTGTGCTGGTTCTTTTTCTGCCGCCTGTTGAGGTGTAAGGATTTGGCCAGTAGTGCTATCGTAAGAATACCCATCGGCAATCATACCCGGAGTAAGTACAGAGGAAAGATTAAAGTTAGTGGCTCCTGGTGTTGCAGATAAAGTGGTGGCGGCAGTTGGGGGGGTTGGGAGACTCATTGCGGAATACGAACCTCCGCCCAACACGCTTCCAGTTATGGTTTTCGGTGCTTGATATGTATAAACCCCTGCAACTTCGCCTCCACCAGATGAACTCCCGCCTAGTAATTGTTTGGTTTGATTGACTAATACTTGAGATTCTGCCAAAACTTGAGCATTGGTTTTGCCAGTAACAGGATTTACATATCCACCATAAGCGTTTGTATTTACATTCTGGTTACTTCCACTGCCCGTTGAGCCGGGATAGACCTGCGGAACAATGCCGGGTGTATTCGCCCCAAGTGTTGGTGCTACATAACTTGAGCCGTAGAGATATTTATTTGCATTTGAATTTGTTACTGCCATATTGATAATTTATTTATAAAAATTTTATGATTGTGAACCTACAAGCGTAAACACCGCTGGACTTCCAGAGTTTCCCGCTGTGGTACAAATATATAATGTTCCATCGTTTAGACTAAAAACATCTCCAATGTCTCCCACGGTCGGAGCTGAAGAATACACCGGGACACGAAGACGTGATTGGAAGGAAACATCCTTATTAAATGTCTGCGAACTGCTGAAGTTGTTTTTATAAAATGCGGAACTCAAAGACTGCAAGTCAGTATTTAACTTGGCAATCTGTCCTTGTAATTCCCCTATAATTTTTTGTGTTTCTGGACTCATGGTGTGTCGTTAATTAGAGCTTTTAATTCATAACCCAAAATCTCCAAACCCCCCGTTGATTCCAATCTGATATTGTATTCTTTAGCTGAAGGGAAAGCCAAACCTGTTGATTCTATATTCAAAAATGTTCTTGAAAGTTCTCCTGCTGTGCTAAATGTCCCGACAGTAGTCCACGAAGTAGCATCGTCAGCTTTTATTTTGGCAGTTAAACTCTCGCCAGTAGTCAGTTTTCTAAAAGAAACTTTCAAAGACTGCAGTGTTTTATCGGAAAAAACATCTCCAAAATCCTGTATTTGAGATTCGTAAATTGAGGTATATGTATAAACTGCCGAATCGTTCGTCTTAGAAATTGAACCATCCCCCGAATGGGTGATAAAGAAGTAATTGGCCGCAGTTCCAAAACTTTGGATTCCGTCTGTATTAACTTCTTCACAGACCACATCTAAGTTTAATGCCCAAGGATAGGCGGAATTCTTCCTTCCAAAAGACCATATACCTTCATTATAAGTAGTCCCAGCATCATTTGTCATTATTTTTGCTGCCCAGAATAATCTATTATTTTTAACTGCCTTTGAAAGTGGAATTGTTTTTCCTGTTAATTTTTTGGTAAATACTTCTTTTAATACTTGGACTGACCCACCAGAATATCCTTGAATAATCATGGAACCCCTACCAGCACCAGTTGCATTGTTTAAATATCTATCAGTTATTCCAATAAGCATACCCTCAATATTTTCCAAAATCCTTAACTCTCCCTCACCCCAGTCCAGTGATTCGGCAAATAGATCGGATGATAGATTCCAAATAAATACTTTTGAGACCCCATTGAATGTGCTTTTAGGAGAGCAAGCAATCGCAAGATAACTACCATAATTTGTCAGTGAAGTTATTTTGTATGTGTCGGGAACAGTTTTTGCTGAGTCGGTAATGGATAATAAGGTATTTATTCTCACTATTACATTGTTATAAGCCATATAAGCGTTTCCATCAGCTGCTATCACACCATTGGCAACAGAAGTAATTGTTGAACCAACGGTAGAAGCCGAGTCTGTTATACTTGGTGTCCCAGACAGAGTTCCCCACTTGAATATCTGATTTGTTCCTTGAAAACCCCACGCATAGTCTTTGTATTCAAAAAAACATCCATTTTTAATAGCACCATTACCTTCCGAGTTTGTTGGTAAAGTCCAATTTCCTGTTGTGGCATCTGCTTTATATACTATTTTAGTTTTCCCCGCACTAGTTTGACCCAACCCATACAATTTTGCAGAAGTAGAAGCATATATGAAATCTTGAACCAAATATTGTTTCATCCCCGTTGCAGAACTGCCATCGTTGGTATCAGCAATTAAAGACCTATAGGGGGTGAGCCGCATTGGATTAGAAAAAATATCAAAATGTTTAGTTATAGCAAAACCATTTGCTGATGGTTTACGGACATCGTCTTCTATCCCACCAAAAAATTGCGATATTTTAAATTCAGCCATTATGTTTTTATAATATAATTAATAATCACAAATGGAGGCAAGTTGTTATGAACCGCGTCGCTACCCTTCTCATCAGTATTTTGTGAAGTTGGAGCCACATTTGATGAACTTGTATAAAGACCAGACGTGCTTCCACCAGAACCTGTAACTGTGTGGTAGTGGCTTGGCATTTCCGCGTCGGTCAAAGCGTGGTTTTCTTCACCTCCAGTGTGACCAAGGGTTCTTGCTGTGAAAGTAAGGGTAAATGTTTGGGTACCTGTTCCATCACCAGAAAGAGATATAACCGTTCCAGCATTTGCATTAGCTACAGAAGTTGCCAGAGAAAAAGTGAGGTTGCCTGTTCGGATAAGATAGTAAGCTGTGTCATTGGAAAGACCGGTAATTACATTCCCCGTAGTGTGATAAGTCACAGCTTGACCTGTTTGAAATTCATTGTTTGCGGCATTTGAAAGTCCAGTAACTGTAATTACATCTGATGATCTTGAGGCGAAAGTTGCCACTTTTGTTCCTGTCCCAGCACCTATTGGAATCCTATTTTTCAAATTAGGAACATTGAATGTAGTTGAACCATCTCCTTCCCCAAAGGTAGTGCCTATTACAGCTAAAAGCGTGGCATAAGTTGCCCGAGATACTGCCGAACCATCACATAAAAGAAAGTTTGCTGGTGCTGTTGACCCTCCGTAAGGCAAGATGGCTCCAGTTGGTACAAGATAGGTTTGACCGCCCAAAGCATCCACATACGCTTTTATGGCTTTTTGAGAAGGGATTTTGTCATCAGAATTTGCGGCAAGAGTGGTATCGTTATCCTTTACCGAAGTCTCCATTTTGTCTGTATTTAAATTTGAAAAGTTATCATTTATATCCGATCTTGAATCGGTTATTAAATCACTTTCTGCAATAGTTACAATAGTGCTCATGGCTTTGATGTATTAGTAATAGAAGAACTTTGTCTGGTAATGTTGTCTATAAGCTGTGAGACTTCAAGCCAAGTTTGAGTCTCAGCCGCCCAAGTGGTTTCTATTGTTGCCCAAGTTTCGCCCTGACTTACCTTATCAGAGTTTGAAAATGAAGTTGTTGGTTTTGATGTGTTAGTTAATGACATATTACATAAAAGTTATATCGTTCATAGTAATTCGTGATTCTTCATCCTGATTTCGTATTGCAAATGCTTTAATCATCTTTTGCTCTTCAAGTTGTCTTTCTATTGCAAGAGCTTGGAGGTTTTTAAGCCCCAAAGTCAAAGCCCCATCGTAGGCGGCGGCAATGATAAACCCCCTATCAAGCAGTGGTGAAAAGCCCGTTGTCTTTGTTGTGTCGGTCGCCGCAAAACGAGGAGAAACACGCTGGAAGAAGAATTTAAGCCCCGAAGCAACAGTTGCCGATGGTTTATAATCTAAACGAATAATATTGTCGGCTATCTTGTCATATTGAGATGGAGTGCCAGATATTTGCCCAAAAGTAGAAGTGTCTATTGATTTATCATTTCTATCTACTGGAGTTAGGGGTTCATAATAACCAGAGGTTGAATTAAGAAGTGAAACACCGGTAAGGGTTAAAATGTCATTCCCCTGTTCGTCTGTAAGCCAAGAATAATCACTTACATCTTCAGTTAGTTCACAAGTTCCTTCTGGTAGTTTAGTGTGTTCAGTATTATCCCATTGAAATCTCCTGTCTGCTAATATTGCATATCCAGTAAGAGTATCGAGCCAGTTATTTACCGAGTTTACAATTTTAGCAGTCGGCCATTGGTTAGCATCCACCCTCATAAAAGAGCGAACTTGTTGAACCATCCCTGTGTTATTTGTTGCCTCTGAAAATGCTGTTGACATTTAATTTGGTGTTAATTTAGTAAAATCATCTCCATAAACAAAATCCCCTATATGGCCGACTGGTATTGTGGGGTCTATCCATACTTGCATTCCTGCCGCCCTGACTTTCTCGCAGAACCCTATATCCTGCGTTGGCGACCGAGTGCCGTCTTCTTCTTGCTCCATTGGAAAGTAAGGTCTGCCTGTCTTTTCAAACACTTCTGTTTTAACCAATAGACATCCTGTAGGGGCTATCGGTGCTTCAAACAGTTCATCTGGTATTTTTGGTATCTCCTTGACCATTTTTTTATTCTCATCAAAGAAATAATTGACTAGTGTAAGGGGTAAATACCTACAATGATACAAAGTGCCAACCACATCTTTATCGTGTGCCAAAAGTTTCTTAATCGTGCTGGGCGGAAAAATCATATCGTGTTCTACGAAGAAAATATGGGAACAGAGCATATCTTGTGCTGTCCTTACTATTTTATTGAAATTTTCTGCTATATATCCCGAATGACAGAACAGGGGAAAGAAATCTAAGTCTTTGTTTTCGTTTATGGTATTCATCAATGCCAAAGCCGTGCGAGATTTGATAAGCCCGAAAGTAGGTATTCCTATACAAATTTTAGTGATATTTTCCATATTTATGAGCAGATTGGAGAGTAGAGGGTCGATACTCTGCTCTCCACCCCGCTCACAAGGCGAGGTGATAACTACGAAATTGCAGTTACATTTATGTCAAACAATACAGGAAGATAATTTGTAGGAATTAAAGTACCGTAGTCAATACGAGTCGTAAATCCAGTCCCGAACTTCTGTCCAGGGTGTTGATTTACTACAAGTTTGCCATAGGTGGTGGTCAAAAGACCAACCGCCATCAGTTTCTTTACTCCCGCAAAGAGATGAGTTGAGTAGGTTGAATTTGATACATAGTGATCTACACCCATATATCTAAATCCTTCTACCAAGCCATTCGCCAGTGCGTTATCTGCTGTGTTGTAGCCGTTTGCTTGAACGAATTTTTCAAGGAGTTCAAAATCCTCTGGTCGCCAAATGATGAATAGACCATTTCGGTCTGCCAAAGATTTGCCATTATATTTCGTAACCAATCTTTTAACAGCTCTAATGATGTCATCCACATTTGACTCGCTAACAGTGATAGCAGTAGAACCAAGTCCTATTGCACCTCCGCCAGTGTCTCCAACATTAGTTGCAGAAGCCGCAGCGATCAAAACCGCAGTTTCAACTCGCTCATTGAGCAAAGTCGCCTGAAGTTCTGCCATCTCCATTTGCTTGAGATAATCGCATTGAGCTAAGTCAGCCGCGTCAACATACATTGGAACTTCGTAATAAGTTCCGATATCCATTGCTTGATTGGTTAATGCGAAATCCTGATAAGCATAAGAAGTGCCGCGTGTTCCTACAGCCGCAGAAGGAAGAGTTGACATATAAGGCACATTGAAATAACGAGCCTTAGAAAATACAACATTGCAGACTTCCTTCCAGTTTTGAGGATAGTTTAATCTCTCTTGAAGTTTCGTTTCAAATTCCTGATTGTAGACACCATCATTGACGGTGCCGCCAGTCAAAGTTACAGTATCAGCCATGTTACTTGAGAGTTACTAATAATCTCAAGTGATTTGTGTTATTGAGGTGGAAGAGCTTGTCTTGCCTTTTCCAATTCCATCCTTTTGTTATTAACGGCCACTTTCATTTCCTGTGGGACTTCATTGAATGGTTTTTTAAGCCAGTAATCAACAGAATCCTTTGGAGATGAAGTTGAACCTTTAGTTCCTTTCGGGACAGCTTTGGAGGTAGCTTCGGTTTCTCTCAATCGTTTGATTTTACCTCTGATGATTTCACCCACTACGGTGTTTTCGTCAACAATTTCGTCTAACGAAGTTGTTTTAAGGTATTCTCTTACGATTTCAAATTCCTTTTCTCCTCTTATGTCGTTTCCTTGCAAAAACGCTTTTTCCGCAAAACCCAATTCACTTGGTTTGAGGGGTGACTCTTCTTTTTTAGGCTCGGGTTTAGGTTCTGTTTCAAGACCTAAATCTTTACGCAGTCTTTTAGCCCTTCCTTCAAAATAGGCCAGCTCCTCTTGAGGAGTTCTTTTAGGTTTTTCAACCTTCTCCTCTGGAGTTTCAATGGTCTCCTCTCCATTTTCGTTGTTAGGGTCAACGATAACCTCGTTTTCATTATCCATAATGATATGTTGTTAGTCGTTCAGAGGGAACGATACCTTTAATAATTCACTTTTGTTTAGGTTGCGATAACCAATAAATTATAGTTGCTTAAATACAGCACTACAAAAACCTGCTGGTGCGTAAGTTGCACTGGCCCCCGCTGTTGAAGTAGATAGTTTAAGGTTTATAAATGATGACGGTGGTATAACCCCAGACTGGGCGGTTCCTCCAATAGCAGTTGTTGTTGTCGCAACCAATACTACTGATTTAGCATTCGCCCCAACCGTAAATCCGGTGGTTCCCAATGCCGTTGTTGTTGAATAAGCTGTTGAATCCCAACCCATTGAATATGTGGTATCGTATGCCGCTCCTGACGTGAAAAACGCATCTGCCGATACTAGAGTTGATGTTGCTGCTGGAGATTTAATTGAACACAGGGTTGATGTTGCTGTTCTTATTGCTGTTCTGTTATACCAATAACTAATTCCATTGAAAGAATTGTATGGACTAGAACTTTCTGGACCCGGATTTGCCCCAACAATTTGTTGGACTACTGAATTTCCTCTAGGAAAGATAAGCCCAGCTACCAACAGAACCCCAACTACACCCCAACCTAATATTTTTTTATTCATTATTTTTAAGTTAATTGATAATTATTTACTTTTTTTAACGACCTGTTTTTTTACTTTTTTTTCTATTTTTTCCTCCTCTTTCTTTACTTCTTCTTCCACCGTTTCGGCTTCTATTTTTATTTTAGCCAGTTTATCTCCTAAACTTGGTAGACGAGCTGATTCTAATGACATTTTATTTAAGTTAAACTAATAATCATTAAGGACGGGTCGTAATGGTAGTTGAAGCAACTCCGACTGTTGATTCTCCTGCCACCACACAAATACCTCTTAACACTTTTACATCAAATGTATAAGTTCCTGCTGTTGCTGTCGTTTTGAAAGCCGCTATTGTCGTTGTTGCGTGATCAGAATGCGGTCCAGTTGTTGTTGCGTCATAGATATAAAGTGGTGCATTTGACCCAAGTGTTACAACTACCGACCCGAGTGTAGCATTACGAGTTGTAGAAGCCATATCAGACTTACATTGTTTTGAGTTCCAGTTTGAATCTGTCGTTGTAGCAAAATACTCATTTGAAACCGAGACACTTCCTTGCGCTCTTTGTGGCATTTGCACAAGAAGAAACGCCGTAAGAATGATTGCCCCAATTATGGCGACCAACCCCAATCCTCTGATAATTATGTTCTCTTTCATTTCGTTTAAATTAACTTATAATTCCCCTATATTGCGGGGTTTTTTTCATTTGTTTGTTCTACTTCTGATTCATAACTGTTTAATTCCTTGAATCCTTCTTCAAGCAAAGCCGACGCTTCGGCTGTTATCCTTACCATTCTGCCTACCGTTGCGTCATCGGCTGTTCGTGTTCCAGCAACTATGCTATGCACCCAGTGTTTATCCATTCCTATTGGTTCTCCTTTTTTTAGAAGTTCAGAATAAAAGCAGTGATGTAAAACTATCTTTTTAACGGCTTCCTTCAAAACATCGTCTTTATTAAAAACAATTACTTTTGCTAATTCTTCGGGACTTAAAAATTCTATATTCATTGTTTTGGGATATTATTATTAACTTCTAAATTATTTGGCTGAATTGGAGATACAACAGGCATTTCTGGCATCTCTGTAAAATCAAACTGGTTCATACCACTGGCCTCAATCATTTGATTAAATGCTTTTTGCGCCCCCGGTATTTGCATAGTTTGTATAAAACCTTGTGGATTTCTAAACACCGCCATAAAGATATTAGTAAGTTTGTCCGCCATTCGTGAAAGGTCTTTTTGTTTTCCTGCCACGTTAATTTTTACCTTTAAAGGCAAGTCCTTGAATTCACCTTTCATAATCTCAAAGAATCTGTTTTTCCCACCTTTCTTGAATCCTTCCTTGATAACTTCAATCATCATTTGTTGCTCCTCTGGGGTTGGCATCTTACCAGACAAGACAAGTTCTTTAATCCTCTTGTTTGATTGTTTGGTTGAGACTTTTTCGGCCACCCACTTCAGTTCGTCAGCATCCAGTTCGTCCATCCACTTATCTCCTTTATTCATTTCCTTAACCAAGTAGCCCATGACCCAATCTCGGTAGATTTCACCTATGAAAGAAGCTATTTTGCCTCTGTTTCTTTCATGTCTGCCTACACCTTGAGCAGTTACAATTTGAGTAGTGCCAAGCGGTGTTCCTGAAGCTGGGGTTACGCCAAGTTGAGTATCTTGTGCTGAGCCGGTGGTCCTTGCGAACTGATCCCATTCATTAGCCGCCCTATCAAAGAGATTAAAGTTTATGGGTTGAGTATTAAGCTGGTCTACGGTTGTATTCTTTTCTTTTGTAAGGAATGTCCCGCTTTTAACATTTTTAGTGTTTTGTCGTTTAGTAAAGTTATCATCATCTGTTATATGCACAACTTTGGAGGCGTTTTTAAGCATCTCTTCCATGTTTATCATGTTGAAGTTTGTCCATACTTGGGCTTCAAACAACTCCTCTACTCGTCCTCTTCCTGCCGCTCTGCCAAAAATGGGGTCAATTATCAAAACTTTGAATATAGACTCGCTTTCTGGGCCTTTAAATAAGCAAGTTCCAGCTTTTGAGCCGTCTTTATTCTTCGTAAATGTAATGATATGAAGCTGTTTTGAGTATTTGTCTCCATTTAGCTCGCCATTATATTTATCATCCCCATCTTTTGAGAGCCAAGTTTCAGGGAAAGTGCCGTGAACTTCATAGACTTCTATGGATTTATCAGGAACTTCAGCTTTCTGGCCTGGAGCGGCTGATACTTCCTGTTCTTCTCTGGCTTTGGAGATTACATAATTCACTTCGTCTTTATACCAGCCTGTCTCCTCTGCCACATCTAATAGTTGGTCTATGGAATATTGATGTTTAAGTGCAATAGTCCCTGAAAGAATGTCTGTTTGGTTACAAAACGCTATCTGTTGGGGTTGGATGACTTCTGGCTTGCTTTCATTGACATTTTTTACTAAAACAAAGCCATAATCCAAACCCTCCACCACTTCATCTATGAAAGTATCAACGTGGTTATCTAATGCCCACTTATTATGGAATTTGCGAGCCAAAAGTGAGAGGTGATAGTTTCCATCATCATCCACATAAACTTCTATGTCTTTGACATTCAAGTCCTGTGATCGGTGGGCAACCTCAAGTATGGGCAGAATGATGTTTTTATTTGGCTTAACACCTAATTCCGTCTGGGTATCGGGAAACTGCCCATTTCGCATAAGCATTGTGCGTTCGCAGTGCTTGAACATTACAAAGTTCCAATCACCAGCTACAGGAACACCTGGACCAGATTCATAGTTCGTCTTTTCTCGCTCAACATATGTAAATATATCCTTTGTTTCAGCCATTTTTTGAACCTAACATTAAACTTATATTCTTAGCGAATATTTTTTGATTAAATTCTCGGTCTAACATTAACTTAAATTTGTAGATGCCAAGTTGTTTGAAAATTACTTTGTTCCCAAACTTAAATTCAAATTTGGGGATAGTAAACACCAACTTTGGATTGATTTTTAAACTTTTAAGCCAACCAAGAATGCTGTCTGTTTTGTATTCTTCAACTTTGCCATTCAAAAATAGACGAATGGTTATAGGTTTTTCTATTGGAGTTTTTTTAGTTTTTGGCATACAAAAATAGGCGAAAGGACACAATCCTTTCACCCGAGTGCTTCTCCTAGTGAATAATTGCTACAAGTATAGCAAAATAAAAAACAATGTCAAGGTGTTAATGACTTGTGGATAACTACTTCTTCAATTCCCAAATCGTTTATGATGAGTTTCTGCTCTACATTCACCAAAAAGAAGTCTGGTTTGCCATTTCTATCAAATCTAATCGTTACAACCTCGTATGGCTTACGACTTCTTAGAAAGCAAACCATATTCTTTTCGGCTTCAGTTAATTGCATCTTTTACTTTAAATTTAACTCCACTTTGTATTGATTTCATTGCTTCTTGTATAGAACATATATTGCCATACATATCAGAGGATAATACACTCGCTATAAGATTTAGAAACCTATTTCTAGTATTTCTATCCTTTTTAATCTTACAAAAATGCTTATATTGGTTTTGATATGCCTCTAACTCTTGCACAAACCTAAAATCAGCATCAACAATGTATCTAAGCCACCATTTCTCTGGGTTATTACCCTGTTGTTTAGAATGTGTTTCCTCGTGAGTAATTAGAGGGCCATCAATCGGCCCGTTGTCTGGGTTATAAATCGTATTTCCATAAGTGAAAACAATGCCTTTATGTAAAGCAAAGACCTTTTTAAGTAGTTTATAATTTGGCGGATAATCTTTAACTATTTTCATTCTTTTAATATTCCTATCTCGCCTCTATTTTTAACCTCAATCTATCCTGTAATTCTTTTTGCTCCTTTTCCCATTCTGCGGTCTCTTTTGCCGTTTGGAAAAACTCAGCAAAGGGGTCTTGAACTTTACTTTTTGCTTCCTTAATTGCTGATTCTTCGGTTGCCATTACCCCAATGGTAAAAAGACCTTCCATTTCAAGAGCCTCCGCTTCCCACATATTGTCCTCTCTTTTTTTTGTTGTTATTTTCCATTTCATTTAATTATTTGATTAAATTTATAATTCCAATTCCGCCCCAACCTTGCTTGGGGTCTTCAATAATCTCTGTTTTTTCTCCTTCTAACCCATCCCAAAACTTCTTTACTTCTATCGCGCCACCCTGATATGAATACCCGTCAGCGTGGTCTGCAATATCGTGAAAACCTATTAAATCTCCAAATTTACTATATACCTCATAGTCTTTTGACACACCTTCAAAACTATGGTCGCCATCTATGAATATAAAATCAAACTTTCTACCATTCAATATTTCTTTTACCCTGCTTATCGCTAAAGCTGACTGGCTGTCCATTCTCAGAATATGCAGTGTTTGACCTTTTTTCTTCCATTTCTGCATTTCTTCCTCTCTTGGTTGCCCAAACTCACCCCCATAATCAGCCCCAGGTAAGTCAATAGACACAAACTCTGCCTCTTTGTGAGCCACTCTCATCATTTCATAAAGCGTGCCACCTCTTGCTGTGCCTATCTCACAGATGAGTTTCTTGCCCTTAACATATTTGAGCATTTCTTTTAGCTCGTATGGAACTTGTATAGCGATAGGTTTTTTCATTGTAGCGTTTTTTTGAAATCCTTAATAACTCTCCAAAATTTAATTGGATGACATAAAAGGTCTTGAAAATGCACGAACAAAATAATTTTTTGTAGAAAATCACCCACACTTTTCTCAAAAATAATTCCCTTAAAACGAAATCTAATTTTCATAACGCTGGGTTTTTATCCCCTTCTTGTTCTTCTAATGCCTTACCCCACTGATATAGCACCGACCTTTCGTCCTCTCTATCATAAAATGTGAAAGAGAGAGCGTCTGCCACATCTGGGCTTACTATGCCGTCTTTTAACATTTCATCCTTTGACTTAATCTTTACCTTCCTATCAGATTGGATTTTATATTTCACATCAAGCAAATCTAGCCAATCCTTGCCTTCCAATTCTCCCGCCGATAGCCATTCTTTTTCTCTCCAAAACATCTCGGCCCGTCTATTAAAGAAGCTTATTTGGTCTTGCGGAGCTTCACCTGCCATTACTCCGTAGATCCTTGCGGATATTTCTGGGAACTCTCGGAGCCTATCAAACACCGGTTTACCTATTCCGACCTTATCAATATAAATTCTCTGAGGCTTAACTTCGGCTTTTCTATACATATCAGCTATTATTCCAACGAAATTCATAGTGTCTGGGTTATTCTCTTTGTAGAGTATTCTTGCCCCATTTCTGCCTCTTTCAACGATTACAGAATAGTTAGAACCTTCACCCGCCACATCACACGCCCACCTTAACTCCCCAAGCATAGGCACGCTTTCTCTCATTCGTGAGTATAGGAAGTCCTCGCCTATCAAAGTTGAATAGCCAGAAGCGTCTATGGCATCTGCTTTGGGAAACTTACATTCAAACAACACATCAAAATATGGTTTAGTTCTTGCCTCATCTATAAACTCTTGGGAATACCGACCCTCTTTAATTCCCTGTTGATAATCTATAAATATCTTATGATATTTCTCGTCTCTAAATGACCGCATAAAATGATTTCTGTAAAACGGATTGCCTATCTTGCAGTAAAATGCGTCTTCGCCTTTACCTGCTATCATGCGGAAAACAGTAGCTTCGATAGGGTCGGGTATTAAACAACTTTCGTCTTGGATTACTACCTTTGAGTTATGAACTAAAACATTTTCAATAAAATAATTCTCATTGTCTTCAATTTCAAGGTTATAAACAAATTCGGGCTTGTCCTCTAATCTTTTAATAAATTTGATAGTTTCGGTTGCCATATTTTTTTATTATAATTCACTTTCCCGTGACAGAAATTACAAAGAGAAATTAGATTGTTATCATCGTTATTTTGCTTATTGTAATCAATATGATGAATTTGAATACCATAACCTTTTTGTCTTTTATCTCTCAAATCATTATTTCTTAAACCACACAATCTGCAACAATCCCCATCTCTTCTCTTTATTCTCGCTTTCAATTCTTTATTAAACTGATAATGCCACGGCAAATTCCCAATTCCACCCCGCCAGTTTGAATTTCCATTTGCCCGCATTCGTTGAGAATGTAATCGGTGGGAGCATTTTAAGGAACAACAATTCTCGTTTGACCTACTTAATCTTGCGTTTATAACTTTTATGCTCATCCCACAAATAACACACTTTACGAGTTTACTTCTTTGTTTTGATTTGTCTCTTTGAGCACAGATTCTTGAACAATAAATCGTATATCGTTGCTTACCATCAATCCCTTTTAATCTTGTCGGTTTAAACTTTTTACCACAAATAGGACAAATCCTTAAATTATCTTTCCAAACAGGATTATTTTTACCTCGCTCACTTAATCCATAACACTTGGCGGAACAAAAATGCTTTTTGTATCTCAAATAATGAGATGGTCGCATATAGTATTCTTTTTTACACTTATCACATTTTATTATCATTAACTAATAATATCATCTTGTATCTTAACTTTCAACCCTTCTACCAATTCATCGGCTCGCACATATCCCCTATCAATGACCCAAATTGGGTGGTCGTTGGTGCATTTAAACTTTCTCCAACCGGTGTCAATCTCCAAAATATATCTGTTCGATGTTAAGTTTTTCTGATAATTTTTAATTTTTTTAAATTCTTGTTTATTTGTTTTATGATTGAAAGACAAGATTTTGCAATCAATTTTATTCTCTACAACATCTTTAATATCAATTAAACCTTTGTCCGTTGTTATTTTTGAGCCAGCCACAATACAACCAGCACCCATGGCTGCTTCCATACCTTTCTGTGAATTTCCTGCTTGGACAGACAAGACATAAATACCTCCGCCGTTTCTCAATATAATCCTCTCTTTACTCTC